TTAAAATCTATTAAGTTATATTCTTTTTTATATCTTGCTAACTCGTTATGTATAATTCTAAGTTGATCTCTCTCCAGGTCTTGCGTGTGTTCTTGTAAATCAAATTGTTGTTCTGGTGTAATATTACGTAGTTGTGCTAGCTGTATAATTCGTAGATACTCACTATCAGATGTAAAGATACCACCCTGGTCTTCTTGATAGTCAGCATACGTTACAGGAAAACCTAACTTCTTACCTAAATCTTTGTAATGTCTTGGCTGCATAACTTGATCTTTTTTTAATCCTAGTTTTCTAAATGCTAGTGAGTGTAGTGTTCTAAAATATGGTAGATCATCTTCTGTTAAATTAAATTTTTTAATTGCTCTGTCTCTTGCTTCGTGCGCAGCTTTTTGTGTAAATGCAAAATAACCTATTTTGTCAGGATCTGTTTGTTTTAAATAGTCATCAACTTTATTTAACAACGTAGTAGTCTTACCTGTACCTGGTGGTCCTAATACAATAGTTCTCATTATTCTTTCACCCATTTTTGAGCTGCAAAAAAATCATAAAACTGTTCGTAAGAAGATCTTCTTGGTTTTTTACCTTTGTGATTATCACTAGGTGTTGCCCACTCTAAATGTTCTGGTAAATAATTACATTTTTCATCTTCTTTATGTGCAACATGTATATGTGTAATAGGATCTGGATTTGGTACATAAGCTAAAGCTACTATTTTATGCATTACTTGTGGTGTCATAATAGTATTATTATCTTTAAAACCATCTTTCCATTTTAAACCAACAGTAGGATATCCTCCAAATTGTACATTAGGTAAAATTGAAACAATCACAGTTCTGCTTCCTGTTTTACTGCTTATGTAAGGCCATATAGGTTTTTTATATTTTTCAGGTGCATATTTTATATTACGAAAATAATGATAACCTCCAGTTGGATATAAAACATATTGATTAGGAGAAATGTTAGGCATAATATCTTCTATTTTAACCTCACCATACTCAACATTATTAATTATTTTTTTTTGAATTGGTTTAATAAATAACTCTAATTGACTCATTAAAATATATCCTTTGGTTTTAATTCTTTTTGATTGTAGTCATCTTCTTTTTTGTCAAATTGTTTTACTACAAAAACAGAAATTCTTTCTTTACCAATACGTTTGTCATCACAGTTACATGTTTCTTTTAACATTTGTGCTGTACGTGAGTATGGCACGTCCCAACGTTTTCTAATTAAAAATTGATTATAAAATCTGTCAAACACAAAATGATGATTGCCTTCATTAGTCCACACACCACCTTTTTTAAGATCATTCTTGTCTGTTGATACCTGTCTGTTTAAACAATACTCTTCTAAATGATTTTGTAATTGATCTTGTGTAGTCACACCTTCTGGTGGATCTATTGGTTCGTGGTTTTTCATTAATGGATTTATTATCATGTCCCAGTCTTTTGGTTTGACTGTTGGTGGTTTAAAATCTAATTGTTCCATGCATGCTTCTTGGAATAAACTTTGTTGTTTTAAAAATTTTACGTTTTCTAGGTGTAGTCGTTCACCATCTACATTAAGATAATAATATGGTTTTTCTAATTTAATTTTTTGTAAGTCAGTTAAT